CTTCAACTCCGAACTATCAGACAAGGATCTCGCTAAGGAATTAGGCCGTAGTGTGATGGCCGTAAGCACTCGCCGCTCTATACTTAAGAGTGAATACGGCGACGACGAAATTTCTTCATCGAACGTCAAGGTGAAGTGCGGCAACGCCTCGCCTCCAACCAAATCAGACGGCGAGTAGCCGTCACTTCGACCGCCTTGTTAGGCTTCTTCCGAACTAATCTCAAACCTCGAATACCATGAAACTACTGCCTGAAAACCCTACGCAATTCGACTACCTGCACGCCATCCGCGCCCTAGCTGCGAGGGGAGATATGAGCGCCGTCCCGAAGCTTAAAGAGATATTCAATCTAGCGGACGCTGGGATGTTCGCCAAAAAGGAACCGCCAGCGCATATTCGCCTCTGCGGATGGCGCGGGATGGCGGGCGGTGACGGTTGTATCCTTCCGCTCGGACACGATGGCGGGCATGGATTCAGGGACGGCTCCGGTTATCTGCCTAACGTCATAGGAGATGTGGCGGCGGCTTGCACGCCCAAAAAAGATCAGACGGCTTCCTCGCCGTCACATCCTCCGGCTTGTTCGCTTTTCTTCGATTGCGAGATAACGCCACCGCCCGATAACGTGCGGGTTGTGTTCTTCATCATGCCTTATCGTGTGTGGTGGTTCGGGAAAATGATGTATGGGGAAATCTGTATGCCTACCGCACCGCCCAAGGCAAAAGCCATCTACTGGATTCCCCTTCCGTTGGTTCCAGAGTCACCGGATACTGACCGCTGGGAAATCACTGAGTCGATGAAAGTCCGCAAAGCATGAAACTGATTCGAAATTCTCGACCAATCTTCCTGCCTCTTAGAATAGCTCTTATGACTGGAAATCTCCTTCAAATGATTCCTCAGATAACCAGAATGTTCATCAATGTAGTTGCTCTGGTAGTTGTCGCATTCTCTCAAGAGCGCCTTAACTGCCGCAAAATCTTCGTATTCAAGGGGTTCCATAATTTATTAGCGAACGTCAGAGTCTATCCACCCGCTCCCACTCAGCGCACTCCGCAGCACGAAAAAGGGGGTGACAAGTGAGCGGGTTCATTGGACGGCGGGGAGCGGGTTGGATACGACGCCTTGTTCGCTTCTTCTTTTTTCTTGGTAAGCCATGCCAGTCTTGGAGAGCCACCAACCTTTCGGGTTTGGAAATCCATCTCGCTGGGCGCCCCACTTCGGAGCGCCAGCCATCTTTGGAGTCATGCGCTCTAACCCGAAAAGAGCACTTTCAACATCTACGCGATTCCTCCCAGACTTCTCTTCAAGCTCCTCAAGGGTATATCGCTCAGGGTAATAGCAATACATTATATCCATCAGGGAATGCTGTAATTCAGAAAACCTATCGTCGTGATTGGGATTCACTATTAGATCGGATAAACGTTGCCTTCTCGCTACACGATACGAGCACACCACAGCGATCAGCAATAAATTCGCAATCGTGGAAACCCAGAGTGTGTATGCTAGGATTTTGTTGGCTGTGGATAACCCTGACCACAGTAGGAACAATGGAAGCACCAGAGTCCCGAATCCTAGAATCACTTTGGCAAATGTCTTTTGTAATGCCTCAACTTGGCTGGATAGCCATTCCTCTAATGATTCGGATAAAAGCATCTTCAAATTTTCTAGCGAACGTAGAGCCTATTCACGGCGGGGAGGACTCCGCCTAAATCAGAGAGCTGGCCGCCGTTGAATACGGCGTCTACGTTCTCCACTCTTAATTCAACCCCAAGACTACGAATATGGAAACTGAAACACCTGAAACTGATGCTAAACACCACGAGATTGCACAACTTGATTGTAGCGATCTATACCGATACAGACACATGCAGCTACACGCCCGCAAGCTGGAACGCGATCTAAATAAATGCCAAGCAGCTCTCGTGAAGCTCGATCAAATCTACCGCGCCGGCCTATGCAATGAGCCTGTGCGCCCCGAGTGGATCGCAAAATGGATTCCCATGGAGAACAGCTAATTATACAGAACCAGAACCAACAACCATGAGTCAAACAAAGAACTTACCCGAAATCCTCCAGAAAGTCCCGTTCGCAACGCTGATGACCGAGATCAACCGCCGAACCAGCCCATCGAAAGGAATGCACCTGATAAACGACACAGTAGCCGACACGTTCCGGCTCGACCCATACGAGCTACGTTTCGCAAGGCCGCACACACGATCAGTAGCGCCAGCCAGGTATGCAGCGATGATACTCATGAGGCGGCTAATGGATGCGCGATGGGACGAAATCGCGACCTACTATGACGTAACCAAAGGCACAGCCGCTAAGTCGCTGGTCTATTTTGAGACCCATCGCAACCGGAGCGAGGAATACAGGGCGAGGGCTGAATGGGCTGAGGCACAACTACTCCAGTTAAATAATCGCAACTGCTTAAGGCAAATTGCACAGGAGCAAGCATAGGATAACAATTGTAATGAAAGGTAAAATCATGTCAAGAAAGAACGATGTAGCCCTTATGGGGCAAGGGATGGGTAAAACGACGAGATCCTTTAAACAAGTGATGAAACGCAAGAATGATAGGCTTAGGCAAGTTGAGGACAGGTTAAACAAGGCATGCCTCAAGCTTGATGAGGCTACTGACGCGCTAAATCGAATCTTGAAGACCGAAGATGATTGCAATCAATGCGATCCTTGGTCGGCGCTGGAATCCATTAGCGCAATCGCTCACAATGCACTAGCAGGCTTGATATTGGACGGGAAAGAGGGGTAGGATCAGTGAGAACGATGAGAAAGGAACGAAATGCAGCGCGTAACAGCATGATAATCAACGACTTAGAAAAAGGTAACCTCTTAAACGACCGTTTAGAAGAGCGGAGTGCCGACTCCGGGGAAAACCTATGATTTTTGAAATCAAACAAAGTAACAAACCAAAATGAACGAAACCAAACAGAAAATTGAGATGATGCGAACGGCGGATTTGATCCCCTATGCCCGCAACAGCAGGACTCACAGCGAAATGCAAGTGGCGCAGATCGCCGGAAGTATCCGAGAGTTTGGATGGACGAATCCTGTCCTGATCGACGCAGAGAACGGCATCATTGCCGGACATGGCCGGGTGATGGCAGCGCAGCTACTCGGCGCGGACAAGGTGCCGTGCATCCGGATCGAACATCTGACTGAGACGCAGAAGCGGGCTTACATCATCGCGGACAACAAGCTGGCCCTCAACTCGGGATGGGATGAGGAGATGCTAGGACTGGAGCTGGCGGACTTACGGGAAATGGACTTTGATCTTGGCTTGCTCGGATTCAGCGAGGAAGAGCTAGGCTCATTCGACATCGAAGAATCCGATATGCCGGATCTCTCCGACGCTGACAAGCAGCCCTTCCAGCAGATGACATTTACCGTGCATGATGAGCAGGCCGAGGATGTGGAGTCGGCAATCCGCAAGGCAAAGCAGATGGGACACGGAGAATCAGCCGTAAACGAAAACAGCAACGGCAACGCTCTCGCATTCATCTGCCAATCCTTCAACCGGGTGAATCCATGATAAACACAAAATCAAATCCCGATTTGCCGGATTGCCGGGTTGCTCCGATCAAGCTGGAAGATGCTCGCAAGATCACGGTTGCGAAGCACTACATGGGAACATGGCCGCAAGGCGCGAAGGTCGCCTTCGGTCTATTCAAGAAATCCAAATGCGTCGGTGTAATGGTGGCTGGCTATGCCCCAACAACAGAGAGGAAAGTTGCAAAGTGGTGCCGAAAAATCGAGAGAAGGCAATATATCGAACTGCAGCGGACATGGATCAGCGACGAGATGGGGCACAACACGGAATCATGGATGATGGCTCGCGTTATGCGAATCTTCAAGCAATCCGGGATGTGGCTCGTTATGACCCACAGCGGCGGGTGCAAGGATGATGTGGGATTCATCTTTCAGGCTTCCGGCTGGCTCTATTTCGGATGCGATCCGTGCAATGACTTTTACGAAACCGAGCGGGGAGAATACAAGAATCTAGTAAGCGCAATGAGATTCGGTCGCGTCCCCAAGGAGATCTTAAAGCAGGGACAGCAAGCTATCGGCGAACATCTTTTCGGAGCGGGCAAGATAGTTCATGCAAGACGACATCTCTACATCTACCCGATCAACCGAGGGCTTCGTCAGCGCCTCAAAAAACTCACCTTGCCATTTCCAAAGAATCCCGCATTATTTCGCCGTGATCAAGCATGGTCAATTAACGGAGGTGTGGACACGGGGTCTGAACTCTCACCGGTTTCTGGGTCACTCCCGGACACCTCCGCCAAGCCATGAGCGCTAAGGACATAATCGTCCGTCCGATCAAGGCTGCGGATGCAAACAGGATCGTCAAATCCTGCCATTACTCTGGCAAGGTCGTTCCGAACTCGCAGCTCCATTTCGGAGTTTTCCTCGAAGGCAAATGCGGAGGCGCGATGCAGTTCGGGCCATCAATGCGCAAAGACCTGATCCGTCCGCTTGTAGCTGGCACCAAATGGAACGGATTCATCGAGTTGAATCGCATGGCGTTTGCTGACTGGTTGCCGCGCAACTCCGAGAGCCGCGCCATTGCTGTTGCTATGCGGCTAATCCGCAAAACGTATCCTCACATCGATTGGATCGTCAGCTTTGCGGACGGAACGCAATGCGGAGACGGGACAATCTACAGGGCTAGCGGATTCATTCTAACGGGGATCAAAAAGAATACGGAGCTAGTCGTGAACCCAAGGACTGGCGAGACAATGGCAACCATGGCAGCATACCACAAAGGATTTGCATCGGAGATTTCAACATGGGAGAGGCTTTCCGGCCACATGTTCCGATACCTCTACTTCCTCAATCCGGGAGCACGATCCCGATTGACAGTTCCGGTAATCCCGTTTAGTGAAATCCAACGCCGGGGAGCAGGTATGTATCTCGGCAAACCAAAACGCGCCGGAAGTGACACTTCGGACACGCCAGCTTTCCAAGCTGGAGAGGGCGGCTCACTACCGACCCCGGCGCTCCATTCTCCCGAGATATGAAACCGCCCGTAATATCCCAAGACCAGCTTGATAAGATTCATCAAGCCAATGCCGCGAACCTCATCAAGAAGGTAAAGAGCGGTAAGACGCTGACGAGCGAGGAACGCCGCATACTGGAAGGCATGGCCGGGCATGATACGGAGTCGGTCACAACTTCCCGACTCGCTGAAATCTTCGGCGTAAACCGTAAGAGCATCGCGCAATGGCGCAAGGAGGGTAAGAATGTGCCGGACAAGGTAGGCGGCAAGGAACCGCTGGCCGAGTGGCGGCGATGGTTTGAAGATCACCCGGATGCAGGACATTTCGATGGGAAGCCGAGCAAGAGCCGTGAGGAGCTTCTTGCCGTCAAGGTAGCGGTGGAGATCGACCTGCTTGAAATCAGGCGAGACAAGGAACGCGGGAAGCTGATTTCCCGTGATGAAGTCAATGAAAGGGACGTTAGTATTGCGATGGCGCTAAAGGCAATGCTGAGACGATATGAGCGCGAAATACCGACATTATGCCTTGGACTACCACTTACCCAGTCAATGCCTATCGTGAAGACCAAGGCGCGAGAGCTACAAGACAGGCTATCAGACATGACTGGCGAGTTCTGGGGGAATAACCCTGAATCCAATGAGCGAACCGTTTTGCCGCACAATCAAATCTGACTCCGACCTGCACCCGGCAGACTGGTGCGCGGAGTATGTCCACGTTGAGAACAGCGAGCGCGGGAGTAAGTTTGACCCGTCACAAACCCGATGGTGGAGGAAACCGATGGGATGTTATGCGGACTACGAGACGCGAAACATGGTCTGCATCATGCCGACCGGAGCGGGCAAGTCCACGTTCTTTGAGGCGATCAACTGCTGGATCGTTTCTGAGGCTCCCGGCTCCGTGCTGTATGCGTCCATCACCGATCCGAACGCGGAGCTTTGGGGAGAGACACGATTCCTAAAGGCCGCGAAGAAATGCACGCCGCTGGATCACCTATGGCCAAAGAACCAGCGCAATGCGGTTCGGAAGGATGCGATCATATGGGCGCACATGTTCATGGTTCTAGGCGGTGCGAACATGTCCAACTTCCAGGAAGTCTCGATCACCTACGGGCAGGGGGACGAGGCATGGGCATGGAAGCCGGGCATGGTTCGGGAGTGGAATGCCCGATCCCACAACCGCGAAAATCGCAAATTCACGCTCGCATCGCAAGCCGGCATGATCTCCACCGAGGACGGCACGGGTGAGACTTCAGAGCTTCATGCCGAGCATGACAAATGCCGGAAATGGGATTTCGCTTGGAAGTGCGAATGTGGGCATGTCCAACCGTTCCGCTTTGAGCAGTTGAAATATCCAGACAAAGGCACCGATCAGGAAAGGGCGGATGCGGTTGTGCGAGTCTGCGAAGGATGCGGGAAGGAACACGCCGACACTCACGAAAACAGAAGGGCGCTGCATGACAGCTACGAGGAAAACGACGGGTATCTCTGTGTGAACCCGGACGGGCAGCGCGGATACGAGGGCTTCCACCTCGACGCGGGCGGCATCTGGTGGATTCCGTGGGCGGAGGACGTATTGCAAAAGATCGCGGCGGACAAAGCGGCGGCGATGGGAGACTTTACCCAGCTTAGGCAATGGACGCAGAAGAGGCGGGCGGTCGGCTGGTCTGACAACCTGCAAGCCTCGGAAGTCACCCTAAAACCATCCGGCTACACACGCGCCGATTTCAGCGAGGGGCAAAAGATTGATGGCGAGGCAGTCCGGTTCTGCACGATTGACGCGGGCGGAGATCATTTCTGGCTAAGAATCCGCGCCTGGTGCCAGGGTGGAGAATCCAAGGGTTTGTTTTTCGGATACATCAACAGCGAGGCGGAGTGTGATGAAATCCGGGAGCGTTACGGGGTGTTACCAAAGCATACTTTTCTGGATGTTGGATTCGACCAAGAGCGCATGGCAGGGCTTATCGTGCAATACGGCTGGCAGGGCATGAAAGGGGATGGCAATAAAAAATCCGGGTGGGATTGGCCGATCAAGAGTGACCCGAACAAGAAAGAAATCCGGCTCTACTCTAAACGCTGGTATGCACTCAGCAAGGAAAAGAAGCAAGCTACCTGCTGGCACATCGCCACCGAGCCGATTCAATACATCCTACAGCGGCTCATGTCCGGAGAGGGTGCTGAATGGCTTGTCGAGGACGATGCGCCGCCATCATACGCCAAGCACCTAAACAACGAGCGGTTGGAAACAGCCAAGGATTCGCGAGGGCGGGAGGTCAAGAAGTGGACGCGCCGGGGAGCGCAGCACGGCAGGGATACGGAGGTATATCAAGTCGCCGCCGCCCTAATGTTCCGAATTTTCACACCACCAAAAACAACCGAAGATGAGTAAGAGACGCGGGGCATACCGGAGCAGGAAGCGTGAGACGAAAAAGCGTGACGACGAGCGACGGCGTGAAAGCGGAATCTACTACGAGGACGGCGTGAGAAAATGGGTTAGCATCAAGAATAGGAAGGAAATCACGATACAGCCAAACCGCAGGCTTTACATCAAGACCGAGGACATCGACCCGGAAACCGAGGCCGAGCTTGGCAACGCAATTGAGGGCAAGTCAAAAAGATTCGACCGATACGCGGCGGCACGGATGATCGTAGCGCAGGCGATGGCGAAGGGGATAATCATTGAGGGGGATGTTTGCTAAACCCTGCCCCGTTTGACTTTCGCCACCTTCGGGAAAATCCTTTCCCATGGCATCGGCATTCAGGCAAGCACAGGGCATTTTCCGGGCGATCCGTGGCAACCCGGAGCTAATCGAGGAGCAGCGGGCGGCGTATGTCGCTGCCGAACGAAGCCTTACGTCCACAACTGGCGGCATCCAGGTAGAATCCGCCACGGTCAACGGGCAATCATTTTCCGGCAAGGCGACATCAACGCCAGCCGAGCGTTTCGAGATCCTGCAAATCCTCATGGGCATGATCGACCGTGACTCTGCCGGAAACCGCACAACCATTGCCGGCTTTTTATGATACTTGACCAATACGGAAACGCCACATCCTCCTATTCCCGCCGACCATCACGCCACGCTAACCTTGGTGGGGGAGATAGGCCGAGCGAGTCAAGGAATCTGCGCGACCTGCACAAGGTTGTAACGAAGTATGACCGTCAGACGCTTGTTTCAGCGAGCCGCACGCTTTACCTTAACAGCCCGTTGATGGTCGGCGCATCCAACCAGATCGGGATTTACTCGGTCGGCAACGCATGGCTTCCAACCTACAAGGGCGACGATAAGGCGTTCGGAGACAAGGCGAAATACTGGCTCAAGGACGAGTGGTATTCGATCTGCAATATCATCGGAGACGTTGCGGATTTCACATCCGACATGTTCGTTGATTCGGTTTCGCTAGACCGTGACGGAGAGGTTTTCGAGTATTCCACCAAGTCTCCGAACGGGTATCCACAGATTCAACAAATCCCATCGCATCGCATTGAAAGCGGAGGACTTGCGGACGGCATCTTGCGTGATGGGAGGTATAAGGGTTATGATCTATACGACGGAATCGTCTATTTCCCAAACACCTCAATCCCGGTCGCTTACTCCCTTTGCGACGTTGATAGACGGCACAAGCAGTTCATCGAAAAGAAGTTCATCCTCCACATTTTCGACCGCTACTGGCCGGAGCAACGCCGGGGTCTGCCCCTTTTCTGGCATTCACTGAACAACCTGCGCGACATCCTCCAGAGCGAGGAATGGGAGCGCATGAACCTGCTCTCCATGTCGTCTCTCAACTATACGATTGAGAACGAATCCGGCGGCCCCGACATGGACGAGCCAGGATACGAGCCAGCTACCGAATGCGGTAAGCTCGCCGTGGAATATCTCCAAGGCGGGCGCATCACCTACGCGACGGCAGGGGCTGGCGAGAAGATCACGCAGCACCAGAACTTCCGCCCCGGCAACCCTTGGCATGAGTTTTATGACATGCAGGCGCGGCAATGTTTGATCGGAGCAAGCCTCCCTGCATCGCTTTGGAAGCCATCTGGACAAGGCACCGCCGAACGCGCCGACATTGGCAAGGCTTGCCGCTTTGTCGAAGATCGCCAATCCATGCTTGAGAAGATCGCGAAGTGGAGAGTCACCAAGGCTATCGCATGGGCAATGGAAGCCGGGCGCATTCCGAAGTCGGATGAATGGTGGAAGTGGGAATTTACTAAGCCGCCAAAACTCACGATTGACGATGGCCGCAGCCTAAAAGAGAAGATGGAGCTTTACGATAAAGGGCTAGTCAACGCCACCGCCGTTATGGGTGAGCTTTCCACCGATTACGAGGAAACCATCCGCGAGCGGGCGCGTGAGGAGGCTATGCGCCTTGTTGCCGTCCGTGAGATCGGCGCGGAATACGGCGTGGAGATCGACCCCCGCAGCGTGAGACTTTTAACTTCAAACGAGCAACCAATCCAACCCACAGAAGAATGATCACCATCGAAAACAAAGCAGGAAAAGTGAAACTGAATGAAGCTGTCACACAGGACAGCATCAAACGCATGATTGATGAGATCGGCAAAATGTTCGGAGCCGCAGCAGTAGCTGAAGGCGCGGACTTTGGCGAGATTATGAACGCGGCAGAGAATGCCGTTGATGTTCTCGACATCGAGATCAACAGCCCGGGCGGCAGCGTGTTTGATGGATACAAAATCTATCAGGAAATCCGCTCGCTTCGGGATCGTGGCGTAGTTGTCAATGCCTGCATCACCGGAATGGCCGCGAGCATGGCAAGTGTCATCGCTATGGCAGCGGATAAAATCTCCATTGTTAAGCACGGGCGCATGATGATCCATGACGCATCCAGCGCAGCGCAAGGCAACGCGGAATCACTCCGTAAGACCGCTGACCTACTAGACGGAATCAGTGGAGACATTGCCGATATTTACGCCGAGCGCACGGGTATTGATAAGGAAGAAGTCCGCGAAATGATGAAGCGTGAAACATGGATGACCGCTCGCGAAAGCATTGCAAACGGATTTGTTGACGAGGTGGTCGGGGAGCAAGTTGACATTCGCCAAGCATCAGCGGATTCTTCGCATATGAGCTTTCTTAATCGCCTCACGAACCCATCTTCCGAAGAGTCTATCGAACGCATTGCTGCGCTTGAAGCCGACATCACCGCGCAAGCCGCTGACTACCAGGTCAAGCTAGACGCAGCCGAAGCCGCTTTGCAAGAAGCCGCCCAGCTCAGCACCGAAAACGTGGAGCTTCGCATTCAGGCAGAGCTTGTCCCAAGCCTCCAGGCGAAGATCATCGAACTGGAAGCAGCAAACACCATCAACGCCGAAAAGATCGACAACGCAGCCGCACAAAAGCTCGCCGCGATGGGTCACGGCGAGCCGCTTGATCTTGGTGCGCAAAATCCAACTGATAAGATCAGCTCCAAAACGCTTACTGAGTTCCGCGAGTTACAACCGCACGCTCAAATGGCCTTCATTAGGGGCGGAGGCAAGCTTATTGACTAAACAATCTCACAAACAATCTAAAAACAAACGACCATGGCTAATACCCTTACAGACCTAGTATCAGACTCCTTCGCCGCGCTTGACGTGGTTTCTCGCGAACTCGTCGGATTTGTTCCGTCGGTTACTCGCGACGCAAGCGTTGATCGCGTTGCGCTCAACCAAACCGTTCGCGTTCCAAAGTCTCGCGCAAATTCGGCGGGGCGTGACATTACGCCTGCTATGGCGTTCCCGGCTGCTAACGACCAAACTGTTGACAATTCCGGGCTTACTATCACAAAGGTTCGCGCATTCCCTTTCTCTTGGACTGGTGAAGAGCGTTACACTCTCGACCGTGGCCCCGGAGCATTGACCGTTTCACAAGGATGGATCGCACAAGCTCTTCGCGCTGCCGTCAATGAGGTGGAAACCGACATCGCAACCGCAGCGTATCTCGGTGCATCCCGCGCATTCGGCATAGCTGGGACAACCCCATTCGCTTCCGATCTTGGTGCATCCGCCCAGATGAAGAAAATCCTCGACGACAACGGCGCACCCGGAACCGGACGATCGCTGGTGATCAACACCACCGCTGGTGCATCGCTTCGCACGCTTCTGAATAACCCGCTGAACGCAAATACATCACTCAACGGGGATTCCACCCGCCAAGGAATGATCATGGATGTCAACGGATTCAAATTCCGCGAATCCGCGCAAGTTCCAACAGTTGCAGCTGGAGCAATGGCATCCGCCACCAGCACAAACGCCGCGTTTACTGTTGGGCAGACGGTTATTCCGCTTGCTACCGCAGGAACCGGAGTGGTTGCCGCTGGTGATATCATCACCTTCGCAAACGACACCAACAAGTATGTCGTCGCATCGGTTAGCTTTGCGGGTGCGAACCCAGCATCGGGCGACACCATCACGCTTGCCGCCCCGGGACTGCGTGTGGCTCAGTCCGCCGCTACCCGTGCAATCACTGTGGTTTCCACCAGCGCCCGCAGTGCGGGATTCAGCGAAAACGCCATCGTGCTAGCCGCTCGGCTCCCCGAGGTTGACCCTGACGGCGATCTTGCCGCTATGCGCGAAACGATCACTGACCCTGTTTCAGGTCTTTCTTTCGAGATCGCGGCGTATCCGGGATACCGCATGATGACCTATGAAGTATCGCTCGCTTGGGGCGTTAAGGTCATCAAGCCCGAACACCTCGCTGTTCTCCTCGGCTAATCTCCCGGCATCTGTTGTATTTGTTTACTCATTGCAGTCCGCCCCGCATACAACCATGCGGGGCGGATTTGTTTTGACCTGTTTTGACATTCGCCGGGATACACGCAACCCTAGCGCATGTCCATCCTGAGCGAGTTCATTTCCTCCGTTGCTCCAATCGCCAGAGCCGTGATTGGAGCGGAGACGCTATCCATTGCGGGCGGAACAGCAATCAGCGGGACGTTCAACGAGGCTCGCCATTCACGCGATTACGAGGAAGGCGGATTTGATCGGGATGCGATGATGGATTTCGTGGTCGAGACAGCAACATTCGCATCGGCCTATGCCGGATCGGTAACGGACTACCTAGGCAAAGCGGCGACCGCAAGGGACGATTCATGGCGCGTTTCATCCATCAGCAAGGGCGCGTTTTTCGTCACGGTGGGATTGGTTTCAACGAACAAATCGGCATGATATCCGGAAAGATCGACACCCGTGAACTAGACCGGCAGATGCGATCCCTCGCCGCTGATTTCGGTGATACAAATGAAACCGCAATCGCACGCTGGGGCGTGGCAACATGCCGCTCGCTTGTCAAGGGGACGCAGGCTTGGGGAGATGACACCGACGCAAAGAAGAACCAGGAAGCATCTATCAAAAAAGATGCAAACAGGGCGGTTTACAGCGTGAGCAAGGCTGCATACGTCAACGGCGTGGCATCCGGCAAGTTGTCCGGTCTGGTTATCAACGGTTCGCTTGTGACATTCACGCCGGATCGCATATTGAAAACCCCGCAGGAAATCAACGCATTCATCGAGCGCAAGCGAACCGGGAAAAACAACCGCGTGCCGACAATGAAGCGGAATGACAAGGCCATCACTTCCGTTCCGGCAATGAACAAAGCGTTGCGCATCCGTTTCAAGAAATCCGGGGAGGCAAAGGGCGGATGGATCGGAGCCGGTATATCAATCGGCGCGAAGCAACGCAAAGGATCACGCATCACGATTGGAAAGAACGTGGCAGGCTATGCTCACAAGTTCAAGGGAGGTGGCACATCGAGGCTCACCCGCTCGCAATGGAACCCCATCGGGAAGATCATCAATAACATCCCGTATGTTTCAACCAATTACGTTTTGAAGAAATCGGACGCTATCGACGCAATCAACAACGGCGGTAAAATGACGGTGAAATGGTATGAATCCGCCATCAGGGCAAAACTCAAACGAAAAAAAAGATGACCACTGACAAACTACTAGACGCATGGAAACGATGGGTGCAACGCGGAACATCGCTTCCCGTGGCGATGCGCGACGATGCAACCGTGAAGCAATACCCCGGAATCTATATCGAGGGCGACAGCGCATCCAGGTTTGAATCAGGCGGGGTGCAGGATAGTAATACCTTCACCATCGAATGGGACACGAAGCTCGTAACAACCCCCGGCGAGGACGCGCAGCAAGCGACAAGCAAGCTGGCACATGGGGGCCTGCGTGATGCAATCTCCGAGCATATCGAATCTTGCCAAGCGGAGCCGTGGATGGATAGCCAAATTGGAATCCGTGTTTTCCAGCTACTCATAAACACTCCAGAGACAAGCGAGGAGGACGGCTATCGGGTGACGACATGGAAGGGATCTGCGGTCGCTTGCGTAATTTGACTTTCGCCACGGTTCGCGGGAATCTTTTGGCATGGCTGCACGCAACTTTTCCCTATCCCGTTTTGGCACCGTTGATGAGTCTTCGGCAACAGGTCTTTTCCTTGGTGAAATTACCTATGATTACCAGTCCGATAAGGTTGACATCAAGAACCACATCAGTTCAACGGTTGGATTCACTCTCGCCGACCCAAGGACGGACGTTAAGCTTTCCGGCGTAGTCACAACCAAGACGGCTGGATTCACCCCGGCCATTGCGTCGGTTCTTACGCTAGCCAATAGCTCTGCTGACACACTTTCTCTTAACTCCAAGGGAATCTTTGGAACCCCGGTAGGAAACGCCGGAGTGGTCGTCTATGCCGCAATGCTCAAGCGCGTGAACGGCGATTTCGAGACTGGAGATTGCTCCGGGATTTTCCATCCCGAGACTGTTACGAACGCTCCGGTTAGCCTTACCTGATCCATAACACCATGAAATATGACACCGCAACTCTCTACCCATCGAACGGGCGACATTAACTTTTTTGCCGCTTGCATGAGCATCGGCATAGCACCGGACTTGATCGAGCCGTCCGAGGTCATCCAATCCGATGATGGGCATGACTACCTATCGTTTCGGCTTAACTCGGCTTCTGAATGCGGACAATACGTGACCCAGGAAATGAATCGCGCATGGAGCAAACCAGACCATTTCCGGCGTGAGTTCCCATCGCATCCGTTTGTAATGGTTATGGATTTCGCCAAGTATGCACGCGGAGCTAAGTCAAAGCTTGACTGGATCGAAAAGGGAGCATCGTTCCTTGGCGTGTCCCGTGACTCGATCCGCAAGGACTTGACCCGAGTGTCCCAGCTTGAATACGAGCTTCCGGACTCGCCGCTGACATACGTGATTTGCTACATCGTCAACCGATGGGCGGCAATCGCATGGGCGAAATCCGCAATTCCAAAAACCGTAGTTAACGCGGGGCCATCTATCGTGATGCTTGACGGCAACCTACCAAAAAGAAAACAACTCGAAATCCTTTCCTACATATGAAATCAGCACCAGCATACGCAACGCCGCGCACAGTCGCCGGCCAGAAAGTCTATCCATGCGCTTACGGACATATCCATTGGCTAACGGAGCGCAAGAACCCCGTAATGACGCAGAAGGGCAACGCCGACGATTACGCGCTGGCGGAAATATGCTTTGCGTTCACGACCGACCCCAAGAGCCTCCAGAGCATCAAGGGGGCGCAGGCCAAGGCGCGGGTGACCACCTTTCTTATGGAATCAACCAGCAAGTCCCTGGCGGCGTTGTGGACGCACGCAAGCAAGGAGATCGAGCAATACTTTTCCTCCATGACCGTCCCAAAAAAAGCCCCGGCGCAGGCAACCAAAAGAAGCCGCAAACCTGCGACCCGTGCGCGGAAGCGGTAATCATTTACACTCTCGGAAAATGCAATCTCACCCGCGACCAGATCCTCTATGAACTCCCTGCGTCATTCATCAATCAACTCATGTCCTGTGCATGGATCGAGGCCGGACGCGAAATCGAAGGGATCGCGGATCGAGGAAAAACAGCGGAAGATATCCACGCGAAACTATTAGCCATAGCAAGGCGACCGAAACCTAAATTTGACCTATGAGCATCAGCACTACATTTACGCTTAAATTCGCAGGCGCATCCGTCGAGCGAGGACTGAAGCGGGTTCAGTCAGGATTCAAGTCTTTGGGCGGTGTGGCGCTACGCATCGGAAAAAGTTTGCTTTCTCCGTTTGCGGCGCTGACAGCGATGCTTGGAACTGGCGCTCTAATAGCGGGAATGACTTCATTTATTAAATCATCTTCGGAGGCGGCTTCGTCCGTCGAATCCCTAACCACTCAATTCACAACACTCCTTGGGAGCGCGACAGCGGCTAAGGATAGAATGGAGGAAATCACCAAGTTTGCAGCAAGTACCCCGTTTGAGATCCAGGAGTTAGCGGCAACATCAAGACTATTGGAGGTCATGGGCGGCAGCCTAATATCCACTGGCGACGGATTACGTCTTGTAGGTGATGCGGCAGCAATGTCTGGACAAGCCCTCGGAGAGGTTGGTCTTCACATTGGGCGATTGTTTTCCGCCATCACATCCGGCACAAGCGCGGGCGAATCCGTGAACCGACTGCAAGAGCTGGGGCTAATCACCGGAGCTACAAAGATCAGATTTGAGGAGTTGGCGGCAGCACAAAAGAAGGGAAAGGCGGCAACGCTTACCGGAGCGGAGGCATTGAAGATGCTCCAAGGCGTTATGAGCAAAGCTCAGGGAGGTATGGCGGCGCTATCAGCTACGACGGAGGGCAAGCTTTCTAATATGCGAGACAATATCGACCAACTCAAAGTCGCCTTCGGAACAGGCTTCAACGTCGGGCTAAAAAATGCGCTGGATCGAGTAAACGAGTTTCTTCCAAAGATGATGG